TACAAAGTTGCTGCCTCTATTGGAGCATTTACGGAACCCTCTGACCTTGATTTCCTGAAGCGCCTCTGTGATTGGGCAGACATCATCCGCAAGACCTTTTATGATGGTGGTATTGAGGAAATCATCAGCACCCGCCGCCTGGTTCATATTATTCGTGCCTATGCAATCTTCCAAGACAAAGCGAAAGCAATTCAAGTGTGCGTGAATCGCTTTGATGATGAAACCAAACAATCCTTCCTTGAACTTTACGATAAAGTAGATGCAGACTTCGAACTCCCTGTGGAATCAGTACAAGACGCTCCTTTCTGAAACCTTTCCTGATTTAGAACTGGATTGTGAGTGGGCAAATTGGGAGGAAAAGAACTCCTCCCTTTCTGCCAAAATCTATGTAAACAAACACATTCTTAAATCCAGAGAAGTTGAAATATGGGATAACAAATCCTGTATTTACAACAACATCATCTATCCCAGAACTGGTAGTAATCTTCCTTGTTTCGGTATGGATCTGATGGGTTTCTTTGATAAGAAAGTCATTATTGTATTTGACGTCCAACATCCAGTGGAAAACTATTTGTTCTCCCATCCAGACCTTCCAAAGGCAGATGGTTCATTCCGATTCTTTGAACCTGGTAATCACTTCTCAGAGAATGTGTATGTTGCTAAATGTACAATGTCTGAGGTCAATGAACACCTTGATATATTCAAGAAGTACTTGACTACCTACAAGGATATGCTAGAATGTGAGAAACCTAATGGAAACGATTTTTCCACCTATTGCGACTTTGATTCTTATATGAAAAAGTTGGATCCTGTGAGTGGATATCTTTCCAATAAATTTGGTAAAGAAAAAGCAGACTCTTTAGTAAACGATTTTCTTTTCTGCTATGGTTAATTCTTGGTCCCTACTTTATGATGAACTAAAAATGGATGACAATACCTTTAATTTGAAGACTGATATGATTCCCAATTCTCCTGCAACACCTTGGAAGTATAACGAAGAAGAGATTGTAAAAGAACTTCTTGAATATATCCGTGGAACTTACAATCAGCATTACTCTGCTGGTGATGATAAAATCCAAACACTGGATTTGATCGAAGCTTGTGGTGATGGAGAGGCATTCTGCCGATCCAACATTCTCAAGTATGCCTCTCGTTATGATAAGAAAGGCACCGCACGTCGTGACATTATGAAGATTCTGCACTATGCTGTTCTTCTGATGAACTTCAATGATAAGAACGCACAACGTGAAACCTACAACCAATGAAACTGAAAAAACGTACAATGAAACTGTCTGATAATGCCCTTGCCATCCTCAAGAACTTTGCAGGAATCAATAATTCGATTCTTGTGAAGCAGGGTAATAAACTCCGCACCATTTCTGTTGCAAAGAACATTCTTGCCGAAGCAGAAATCAAAGAAGAGTTTCCCCGTGACTTTGCCATTTATGATCTGAACCAGTTTCTGAATGGTTTGAGTCTTCACCAAGATCCTGATCTTGATTTTCAGGAAGAGTCTTATCTGAGCATCAAAGAAGGCAAGCGTCGTGTGAAGTATTTCTTTGCCGATCCTAATGTCATCATTTCTCCTCCCGAGAAAGATATTCAACTTCCTTCTAAGGATGTTTGTTTCCAAGTTGATAGTGTAACTCTTGAGAAACTGGTAAAGGCAGCAGCAGTTTATCAACTCCCAGATCTTTCTGCGATTGGTGAAAATGGTGTTATCAAACTGGTTGTTCGTGATAAGAAGAATGATACTTCTAACGAATATGCTATCGTTGTTGGTGATACTGACAAAGAGTTTACCTTTAACTTCAAGGTGGAAAATATCAAGATCATTCCTGGTGCCTATGATGTTGTTGTGTCATCTAAACTTCTGTCACAGTTCACGAATACTCAGCACAATCTTAAGTATTATATTGCTCTGGAACCTGATTCTACTTTTGGGTAATGGAACCTGATCCCTACATTCAATTTTTAGAAAATTGGATACCTGGAATAGGTGAAGATACTAAACTTCACGATCAACTTCATACACACTTTGATCTTGGATTCAGTATTAATGATGAAGCTAAACTTCTTGGTTTCCAATTAGGACATCACCCTGCTGGAAATTTCTTCCACGTTATGGTATTCTGTATTATGAGCACAACAATCTACCCTAAGTCTTATAGGAATTCTTGGACAGATCTTAATGATTTTTACCAGGCATACCTACTTGGCAAATACTGGCAATCTGTGTCATACTGGTTTATACCCAAATCTATATTATGATTCACATTCTTTTTACATTGAAAGGATGTCCCTTTGGACTTTTGGATGACGAAGCACACATTCGTAATGTCCTTGCAAATGCCGCTCAATTATCTGAGAGCACTTTATTAGACATTTCTTCCCACAAGTTCAGTCCTTGTGGGGTGACTGCCGTGGCACTTCTTGCTGAGAGTCATATCAGCATTCATACATGGCCAGAAAACGGAATGGCAGTATGTGATGTTTTTACATGTGGAGAGCATACAAATCCTAGATCTGGTGCTACTTACATGTATGAGGCAATGGGTGCAACTGATATAAAATCTGAATTTTTGAAGAGACCTTTGAAATGAACATTTTTGCGACGGAGCAATGTCCGAAAAATTCTGCAATGGCACTACCCGACAAACACATTGTCAAAATGCCTTTGGAATCTTGTCAAATGCTCTCTATCATTTTTTCAAAATGGTACTATGATTGGGGCACTATTCCAAAAGCAGATGGAACTCCATATGCCACAAAAAAAGGTGCTTTTCGCAATCACCCATCAACCAAATGGGCTGCCGAAAGTCTTTATAATACAGCATGGTTGATTCAACACGGTTGTGCATTAGTAAGTGAATATCATTATCGGTATGGTAAGATTCATACATGTGCTCAAACCTTATTTGAAGCTAAAAAACTATTTCATCGTAAGTCAAAGTTAGCAATTGTTTGTCATACACAAGCAAAAGATTTCTCTCGTGCCATGCCTGACGAATGGAAATTTGATGATACAATAGATACGTTCACCGCTTACAAACGGTATATTGCATCTAAACCCTGGGTGAAGGATAATTATCTTCGTATGCCGTCAAGGCGTCCAGAATGGGTGTAAATAACTCATTTACTAAATAGTATTATACTACGAGGTTTAATAAATGAGTTGCGTCTATCAAATAAGAAACAAAATAACAGGGGAAAACTACATAGGTTCTACTGAAAAGAATTATATGCTTAGATTTGCTAAACATATAACTATGTGTAATAGTAAAAAAATGGATTGTCCTAAACTTTATGAAAATTTTTTAAAATATGGATATCATAATTTTGCTATTGAAGTTGTAAAATGGATACACGAAGACGAAGACCTTAAAAAAGTAGAACAAGAATATTGTGAATGGTTGAAACCTTCTTTAAATTCTTTGTGGGGGACAAAACATACCAAAGATTCTATTGATAAAATGCGTAAGTCGCAAAGAGAATATTGGTCTAAAAATTCTCATCCAAGAAAAGGTGTTCCTTTTACTGAAGAGCATAAGAAAAATCTCTCAAAGTCTATGTATAAAAAATGTTGTGTTGATGGAGTAATTTATGAATCTGTAAAGGAGTGTGCTAAAATACTTAGTATCCACAGGGATACTGCAAGTTGGAGAATGAGAAGTAAATCATTTCCAAATTACTATTACCTTTGATTTTTATTTTTTGATATGGAAATTACTGATACTAAACCATTCCTCTGGGTTGAAAAATGGGCACCAGAATCTGTTGATGATTTGATTCTTACTAAAAGTGTAAAGGAGTTTTTTACTAATGTAGTAAATGAGGGGCAACTAAATCAAAATCTTATTTTGCAAGGTTCTCAGGGTTGCGGAAAAACTCAAACTATTAAAACTCTCTGTAAGATTACAAAACAAGATGTTTTGTTTTTGAATGGTTCGTCAGAGGGTAGATATTTGGATACCATCCGCAATCAAGTCATTAACTTTGGAACCACTGTTTCTATGTTTAATGATAAAAAAAAGGTAGTATTTTTTGATGAGTTTGATGGGACAACTAACGATGTAATGCTTTGTCTTCGTGGAGTGATTGAACAACTTCACAATAATGTGTGTTTCATTTTTACTTGTAATAATCTTAATAAAATTATTGAACCAATCCAATCAAGGTGTGTTGTTCTTAAATATACTCCTATTCCGAAGAATGAAAAACCTGAGTTGATGGTATCTATTTTCAATAGAATGTCTCACATTCTTGATGAGGAAAATATTGAGTATGATAAAAAAGTTGTAGCAGAACTCATCAAAAACTATTTTCCAGATACAAGGCAACTCCTTAATACTCTCCAACGATATTCTGTCAGTGGAAAAATTGACTCTGGAATTCTTGCTACGTTCTCTGATGTTGCTGTAAATGAACTTGTCAAAAATCTTAAGGATAAGAACTTTGCTGAGGTGCGAAAGTGGATCGTTAGTAATCTGGATAATGATACTACTGTACTTCTCCGTCGCATTTATGATGCTTGCTACGAAGCCTTGGTTCCTGGTTCTATTCCTGCTGCTGTCCTTGTTCTCGCTAAGTATCAGTATCAGGGAGCGTTCGTAGCAGATCAGGAGATAAATATGCTTGCTTGTCTAACTGAACTTATGGTGGAATGCACTTTCAAATGAATGTAAAACTGATTCGTATGTGGTCCGGTGAAGATGTTGTTGCCGACCTGATTGAAGAAAAAGAAGATTCTATCGTCTTCTGTAATCCTATCGTTGCCGTTCCTACTGGTAATGGTCAGATGGGATTTGCTCCCTGGTCTCCTCTTCTTAAAGGAAAAGGTGAAGAACTGGAAGTAACTAAAAAGTATGTTGTCTACATTGCTGATACTCAAGAACAGATTGAGGAACAATATCAGGAAATGTTCTCCGTTTTAAAAACACCAAGTAAGAAGTTGGTACTATGAAAACAAAACTAAGAGCACAAGTTAAATCTAAGTTCTATTACATCTTCTGGGGAACTGCAACAGTCGCAGTAGTTCTTGGTCAACTTTATGTTGGAACTGGATATCGTGTATTGCATCAGGATATGCAAGAACTATTGAATAAGGTTGATGGAGTTCTTCTTCATAAAAGTCCGGACAGAGGTTTCCTATGAGTCTTCTCAAAATTGACTATAAAACTTTGGTAGAACCAAGAGTGAAGACCACACCTCAAAATGTTCAAGAGGCAAATGAGGCACTGTTCCGTGCTAAAATGACACTACCTGCTGCTGCAAAGCATTGTGGAATGACCCATAAGGAAATGAAATTGACCTTTTGGGAATTTTTGAAGTATAACGAACCTGATTATGAAAACGTTTCCTCTGAAAACCTGTCTTAGATATCCTGGTGGAAAGTCTAAAGCAACAAAGACTTTGGCACCATGGTTTCCTGAAAACTTCAAAGAATATCGTGAACCATTCATTGGTGGTGGTTCAGTAGCATTTTATGCCACTCAAGCATATCCAGATATTCCTGTTTGGATCAACGATAAGTATGTGACTCTTTATAACTTCTGGGTGCAACTCAGGGATTGTGGTGAAGAACTTTCAGATCGTTTGAACGATATTAAATCAAAGGCATCTAACTATCAATCTCAAGATGATAAAGATGCTGCACATAAAGAACTATTTGATAAGACACGGGATGAGATTAATTCTCAGGATGGACTTGATCGTGCAGTAAGTTTTTTCATTTTGAACAAGTGTAGTTTTTCTGGACTTACTGAAAACAGCACTTTTTCTAAAACTGCTTCTCGATCTAATTTTTCTTTCGTCGGTATTGAGAAACTTAAAAAGTATTCTCAACTGACTAAGAACTGGAAGATTACTAATATTGATTACTCTGAGGTTATGAATGCTCCTGGTGAGGATGCATTTGTATTTCTTGATCCTCCTTATGATATCAAAGACTTTCTTTATGGTAAAGATCGTGAGATGCATAAATCATTTGATCATGATCGATTTGCTGAAGATGTTTATAAGTGTCCTCACAAGTTCATGATTACTTACAATGTAAATGATAGGTTACTTGAACTTTATAAAGATTATTATCTTCGTGAATGGAAACTTCGTTATTCCATGGCACATCGTGGTGAAAAAGGAACTGATGAGAATGTAAAAACAGAACTTCTTGTCACTAATTATTCTACTGAAAAAGAATCTGTAAACGTTCTTGACCTTCTACTTTATGACTGAACTGAAAGACTGGCTTAATTCTATCAATCAAACTAAGAAGCATCTGATTGATGAAGATCCTTCTATTGAGAAGGAATATCCTCCTTATATTGTAAACCGTTGTTTTTCCGGACACATCGATACTTTGATGTTTGCCAATGAGATGAATAAGTATAACTTTCTTCCAAAGAAACTACAATATGATTTCTTTATAAATATTGTGAGGAAAAAGAAGAGGTTCTCTCCCTGGCTCCGTCAAGATAAGATCAAAGATCTTGATTATGTCAAACGTTATTATGGTTATAGTAATGAAAAGGCAAAGCAAGCATTAAAGATCTTAACCAAAGAACAACTTACATTTATTAAATCAAAATTTGATACTGGAGGATCGAAATGAGTGTCGTTAGAGAAAGTGAAGTGAAATGGTCACCAGAACAAATGGTAGAAGTGCTTCTGAGTGAACCAGATGACTTCTTAAAAGTACGTGAAACTTTGACTCGTATCGGAGTCGCATCTAGGAAAGAGAAGAAAATCTATCAGTCCTGTCATATTCTTCACAAGCAAGGTAGATATTTCCTTGTTCACTTCAAGGAACTGTTTGCACTTGATGGCAAACATGCAAACTTGACACAGAACGATGTCCAACGTCGGAACCGTATTGCTCAACTGCTTGCTGATTGGGGTCTTATTGGCATTGTTGATGTAGAGAAGATCCAAGATATTGCACCACTGAACCAGATTAAGGTTCTTGCATACAAGGATAAGCAAGACTGGATCCTTGAGACCAAGTACAATATCGGTTCTAAAAAGAAAAGAACAGAGGAAACCGAATGATACTGGGGGCTTGACGCCCCCTTTTTTATGCTATATAATATGAACAACTCGCACCGCACTGCACCGCGAGGTTCAACAAAAGCAAAATTGCGAACGTTTCTTATGTCTTACGAAATGCCACACATCGAAGGTCCTCATCGTATTCCTGGGTTTAATGGAGTTGGTGAGATTAACCTGGAAGATTACATAACAAAGAAGGTGTTGCCCCCCAAAATCCGTGCTGGAGAATTTTCTCACATCGGAGTTCTTGACCTCAGCACCGTAGATGAAAACGACCCTATGTGGGAAAACGTTGGTATCCGCGAAGAGGGTAATACCGAGGATCGTATTGAAACCTTTGAAAATGCCTATGAGGTAGAAGGATTCAAGACTGACGTTGTTCCTCCCATGATGGGAACTAACGGTAAACCACGAGACGGTCGTGGAAGAATTATTTCCGCAAAGCGTCGTGGTGAACGATTTATTCCTGTTTTCTATTACGTCATCGAAGACGATTCTGAAAAGAGTCGTGTCAGTGATGGACTGACACAAAACTTGCGCCACCCAGCATCTTTTGCGGCGACCATGGAGTCGGTTGTCGTTGGTTGCCTTTACCTCATCAAGTGCAATGAACTTGCTCTTAACGAAGTTACTATTCGTAATTATCTGCATGATGAACTGAACATTCAACAACGTTTTGCTCAGCATAACATCACTAAGATTGTTAACTCAATTCTTAAACGTGGTGTTGCTGGAGGTGATCCCTTGGTTCATGTCAAACATCGCAAGAAGTGGGAAGTATTCTGTGAAAAAGCAGGTAAGAAAATTGATAGTAAGAAAATCTTTCTTCTCTCTGCAGATAGTGATACCTATCCATTCCGTGCTTGGTGTCAGCATATCCTTCCCGCTATCGTAAAGAACGATGATCCTGTTGAGATTATTCTATATACAAATAATCACATTCCTTCAGAAGCACGTAAGAATATGAAGACGTTTCAAACTAAATTGGAATATTTCTTGAATGCATCTTACTTAATGGTTGAAAAGGATTATGCTCCTGGCTGGATGATGGGAGAACTAAAACTGCCTGTTAAGACAGTTCCTTACAGCATTTTGGGTTGTGTACCTCAAGTTGTTGGTAAGCATGAATCTTATACTAAGGGATATCGTTTTGTCCCAATTGAAAATTATTGATAACCGAATAAAAAGGTAGGGGTGGCAACACCCCCCTTTTTATGTCTTGTGATAATATATACTATGGATGCCTTCGGGGTCCACACAACACAAACTCGCTTTACAAGGAGAAGTACAATGACTGACTTAATGAAGTATAACGCCGCTAATTTTAATCAGCTGTTAGATCGTATAAATAGAAACAGCATTGGTATGGAAGAATACTTTGATCGTCTGTTTAATCTGCACGAAACGACGACAAACTATCCTCCATATAATTTAGTCACGGTTAGCAACGTAGAATCGAGACTGGAATTAGCATTAGCAGGTTTCAAAAAGAAAGAAGTTTATGTCTACACACAAGACGGTAAACTCTTTGTCGAAGGACAAAAAGAAGACAAAGAGACCGGAACAGAATACGTCCATAGAGGAGTGGCTCAGAGATCTTTCACCAGAACTTGGACACTCTCAGATGAAACGGAAGTTAGATCAGTTGTATTTGAGGATGGGTTATTGAGTATTACACTCGGTAAGATTGTTCCGGATCATCATCAAAGGAAGGATTATTTGTAAATCCTAACTAATTTCTGCTGCGGTTGATACAGAAGTGTATCACTGTGATACAGTATAATATAGATAGTTATGTACTTATGGAGGACGACTTATGAACTTCACAGCCGCCACTCTTTTCATTGGAACCGCAATGACTCTTTTTAGCAGTTGGACCCTCGGCAGTGTATTACCCTAATGGTCCACCCACAGCAGAAATTTTTCTAACAACTCCATAAATAAAATTGAATATCGTCGTCGCTGACGCCGAGGGGTAACTGGCAAAATCCAGTTGACACCCCTCTTTTTTACTGTTATAATTAGATGAGGTAAAAAGTAAAAATGTCGATCAAACTTGCAGTATTAAAATCTGGTGAAGACATCATTGCTGATGTAAAAGAAATTCTTACCGAAGATAAAAATGTTGTCGGATACCTTCTCAATGATCCCCATTTGGTAGTGACTGGAGAAAGTATTTTGATGGAAGAAGATTCTGAAGAGGGACATATTCAGATCTCTCTTCGTCCTTGGTTAGTTTTATCCAAGGATACTCAGGTTCCTATTCGACCAGACTGGTTGGTTACTGTTGTTGAACCAGTCGATATGTTAACGCAAATGTATGAGGAGAAAGTAAATGGACAAAGTGGTCAAAGTAATTCTACTGACGAACAGTGAGAGATTGATTAGTGAGATTGTAGAAATTGGTGCCGATATTGGTGAACCAGACTGTAAACTCATTAATCCTATGGAAATCTGGGAGGGGAATAATCTCTGCTCTTGGATGATGGATCATACTAATCAAACAGAGTTTATGATTAGTTCTGATAAGATCATTACTCTTGCTGATCCAAACTCAGAACTTTTAGAAAAATATAATAGTCTTACCAATGAAGGTTCTTAGTATTGATCTGGACTACATCATGGGTCCAGTTATAGAACTTTAAAATAGTGGAAACAAAGCACGCAATCAGTTTAATGCTGAAGTTGTTCCCAACTATAGAAATGTAGAGAAAGAAGATTATAAGTTCGATAATTATAATTTTGATCACATCTTCGTGTGCATGTCACCGCAGTATATCCCCCCAAATCACTGGCATTATTTTGCCATGTTCATCAGTGCATTTGAGGAATTTTCGGGAAAGGATGCTATAATACATACGGAGAAGTTTGAAACGAACATTCGTCACCAAAGGATACATAATGAGATTTTACACCAACGTTCAAATGGTCGGTGACCACTTTTTGGTTCGTGGTTATGAGAATGGTAAGCACTTTGCTACAAGGGAAAAGTTTTATCCAACACTTTTTGTTCCTTCCAATAAGAAAACAAAATACAAAACTCTTGAGGGTGAATATGTTGAATCTGTAGAACCGGGTACTGTTCGTGATTGTAGAGACTTCATCAAAAAGTATGAGGGTGTAGAAAACTTCAAGATCTATGGCAACGACCGATACATCTATCAGTACATTTCTGAGATGTATCCCGAAGAAGAGATTAAGTTTGATACCAGTAAGATCAAGATTGCTACACTTGATATTGAGGTTGCATCAGAAAATGGATTCCCTGATGTAGAGTCTGCTGCCGAGGAAGTGCTTCTAATCACCGTTCAGGATTATGCAACCAAGCAGATCCGCACTTGGGGTCGTGGTCCTTTCAACAATAAGCAGCAGAATGTTATCTACAAAGGTTTTAGAACTGAGTATGAACTTCTGACCGATTTCATCAACTGGTGGATGATTGAAGACAATACTCCAGAAGTCGTCACTGGTTGGAACAGTGAACTATATGATATTCCATATCTGGTTCGTCGTATTGATCGTATTCTTGGTGAGAAGTTGATGAAACGTATGTCACCTTGGGGATTGGTGACAGAACGTGAAACTGTTGTGATGGGACGTAAACAGATTTCATATGATGTTGGAGGTATTACTCAACTTGATTATCTGACATTGTATAAAAAGTTTACGTACAAGGCACAGGAATCTTATCGTTTGGACTACATAGCCAGTGTAGAACTTGGACAGAAGAAGTTAGATCACTCTGAGTTTGATACCTTTAAAGATTTCTACACTAATGGTTGGCAGAAGTTTGTAGAATACAACATCATTGACGTGGAACTTGTTGACCGTATGGAAGACAAGATGAAACTAATTGAACTTGCGATTACTATGGCATATGACGCCAAG